TGGGGGATGAGCTTTGGGCTTTGTATGGGGCGAGGATCATCCGCAAGTTCGATGTGGTTGAAGGCGGGAAGCTCCGCAACGCAGTCCTTTATGCGGAATGGCAGGATGCTCGAACCATCTTTGAGAACCGGGGCAAGTCCCTGGAGAAGATCAACGCATCACGGAAACGCAATAACCCCGATACCACTCCGCAGCCAAGCGGCGACGAAGACGTGACGGAACCGCAGCCAAACGGCGCAACAGGGACACTAACAGGGACAGAGACAGTAACAAAGACAGAAGAGCAAGAACAAGAGCCTTTGTCGATTCCATCGACCGCCGCCGCTGTGAAATCTGCCGAAGTGGTCACGATCTGGAATGAACTCACCCAAGGCAAACTCCCCCACGCCAAAAGCTCGCTCAATCGCCAGAAGGTAATTCAAACCCGGCTCAAGGAGCCCGGCTGGCTGCCGGACTTCCGCGCCGCCTGTGCCTACCTGGCCGAAACGCCCTGGTACACCGGGCACAACGACCGGCAGTGGGTTGCAACCATCGACTTCGCGTTACAAGCCGGCAAGGCTACCGAACTGGCAGAGAAGGCCACGCAGCAAGCACCGCAGAGTGTAGGAGCACTGAACCATGGGAATGTCCAGCATCACCGAACTGCTACCGACCAGCGCTATATCGATCAACTTGCCGCCCGTGATGAACGGCGGGCGCGTGAGGCCACCGAACACCCCGAGGCCGCTTTGCCGGTCCTGCAATAGCAAGCCCTCGATGAGCGAGCCCGATCCCGAGTTCGAGGGGTTGTGCTGGGGCTGCTGGGAAGACGCGCAAGCCATCCGGTATGCCGAGACGGAAGCCAAGCGCATCGAGACCGAACTTGAAGCCCAGGTCACCGAGGATCTTCGCCACGTCTGCGGCCTCGCCTCCCGCGAGTGCAAAGCCGACTGGCAAAAGGTGCCCGAGGCCATCAAGCGGGCGATGCCGCGGGCTACCCTGCTGGCGCTCAGCGGCGGCAATGTGCCCGCAACCGGCTTCGGGTTGGGCGCTGACACCGGCTCAGGCAAGACGATGGCGCTGGCGGCGATCCTGCGCGGATTCCAGCGGGCCTATCGGAAGGCTTACGCCATCCGGCTGGTGGAAGAGACCCGGCGCCACGGTAAACAGGCCGACGTGAGGTTTCAGCATCAGGCCGTGTGGCTGAGTTGGCCCGACAGCGTGACGGCCATCCGGCTCCATGCCATCGACGGCATAGCCGAGCAGATGCTTGAGCGGGCTGAGTCCGCGCCGCTGCTGATCCTCGATGACCTCGGCCGGGAGCGCATCAAGGGCGCTTACGTGGATGACTTCGCCGCCTCGCAGCTTGACCGCCTGGTGAACCATCGCTACCGCGAAGAGTTGCCGACGCTCTGGACCTCCAACCTGCCCGAAATCGACCTGACCAGCATCTACGGCGCCGCGCTGGTCTCACGGCTCACTGAGGACGCGCCCCTGATCTGGCTCGACAAGCTGCCGAGCATGAGGCTGAAATGACAGAAAACCCGCGCATCGTTTCACAATTCAGTTGTGGCGCCGCCTCTGCCGTCGCCACGAAGCTACTCTTGGGCGATTACCCGGCAGAGCGCGTCTTGATCGTCAACGCCTTCCTGGTCGAAGAGCATGAAGACAACCAGCGGTTCATGAGCCAGTGCGAGGAGTGGTTCGGTCACCCCATCGTGAGGTTGCGAGACGAGAAGTTTGGGGCTTCGGCTGTTGAGGTCTGGAAGCAAGCCAAGTTCCTGGTGGGCCACGGCGGTTCGCGGTGCTCGAAGACTCTGAAGCGGGACGTGCTCGAAGCTATCGCTCTCCCCGATGACATCATGGCGCTCGGCTACACCGCTGAGGAGTACGAGCGGTTCAATCGTTTCGTGGACGCCAACAACGGCCGGCGAGTCATTGCCCCGCTGATTGACCGGGGTCTGACAAAGGCCGACTGCCTGGCCATGATCGAGCGCGCCGGAATCGAACTGCCGATGATGTACCGCCTCGGCTTCAACAACAACAACTGCATCGGTTGCCCCAAGGGCGGCGAGGGCTATTGGAACCTGACGCGCAAAGTCTTCCCCGCCCAGTTCCAGAACATGGTCACGATTCAGGAGATTCTTGGCCCCGGCAGTTACTTCTTTCGCAACCGCAAGACGGGCGAACGCTACGGTGTGAAGGACATCCCCGAAGGTGCCGGACGGCATGACGAGCCTGAAATCGAGTGCTCGATGTTCTGCCTGATGGCCGAGCGGGAGTTTTCGGGGGCCGCGGCATGAGTGAGCAACTGATGTTCCCGATGGGCACGCTTCACGTCTGCCCCGAATGCGGCGTCGAGTACTGCTGCGATGAAGAGGATTGCGTCGGGCAGCCCGGAAGCGATTCGGTAAAGTGCCCGTCTCACACCGACTTCTACAGCCCGCATTCGCAGTGGGGGGACCACCGCGCAAGGCGTGACACAGTTTGGGCGGCAAAGCTGGCGCGAATCACGGCTCGGCAGAGAAGTTGCAGCCAACCGCTGCAAGTAGTGCAGGAAAAGAGCCCATGCGATCTGACACGGCTTGATGAGGTCTCGGCATGAGCGATCTTGTCTTGCACCTGAAATCCTGCTACTTCCGCCAGATCAAAGACGGGACCAAGGCGTTCGAGTACCGCATCGTAAAGCCCTACTGGGAAAAGCGACTCATCGGCCGGCAGTACGATCGCGTGATCTTTTGGGACGCCTACAAACCGCGCACTCCGGAGACGGTCATCGTTCGGCCCTATCGCGGATTCGAGCGGCAGACGATCACACACCCGCACTTTGGTCAGGATCCGGTCCAGGTGTTTGCGATCCACGCACAGGTGGAAGCATGAGCGCGCTGACCATCGTGCCCGTGACCTTCGGCGAGGCGAACGCTTTTGTCGAGCAGTTCCACCGTCACCACAACCCGATGCCGGGGTGCAAATTCTGTATCGCCGCATCGGACGGCGAAAAGATCGTGGGTGTTGCGATGGTTGGCCGTCCAGTCGGGCGGCGGCTTGACGATGGCTGGACCCTTGAGGTCAACCGCGTAGCCACGGACGGCACGAAGAACGCTTGTTCGATTCTCTACGCGGCGTCATGGCGGGCAGCCAGAGCGATGGGGTACCGCAAACTCATCACCTACATTCTCGACACCGAGCCGGGAACGTCGCTCAAGGCGGCTGGCTGGAAATGCTTGGGAGCGACCAAGGGAGGCTCATGGAACGTGCCAAGCCGGCCACGAGTAGACAAGCACCCGACGCAAGGGAAGTTTCGGTACGAGGTGTGCGCGTGAAGAAAAAGAGACAGCGCGGCTTTCGGATGGTTCGGGGAGTTGCGCTATGCGTACCCCTGCCGGGGTCGTCTCCCTGTGCCTTAGCCGCGTTTTCGCGGGCGCTCAGTATGCCGAGCGGGCAGGGCTGGGTCAAGCCGCGACAACCAATTCGCGCAACGTCTTGAAGTATAACCCGCAAAAGTTGCCATTTCGCGACGGTTGAGGCCCGGAAACACGGCTGAAAAGCCTCTAAAGTGGAACAAAAGGGGAATCCACAAGAGGGCGGGAAGATGCCACAGCAAGCCAGCGGCGCGAAGATCACACGGACGATGAAGATTCAGCAGGCGCTCGAACTCCGTCGTGACGGTCTCGGCTTCTTTGAGATTGGCAAGCGGATGGGCCTATCAAAGTCGCAGGTTCACCGCCTGGTGCTGGCTGGCCTCGCAGAGTTAAACAAGACCTTAAAGGAAACCGCTGACGAGGTTCGGCGGCTTTCGCTTGAGCGCCTGGACCTCGCCGCGGCTGCGGCAATCTCTCGCATCAACACCAAGAAAGACATGAACGCCGTTCAGAAGTTGGTGCTGGTCGAAGAGCGGCGCGCTCGGCTGCTCGGTCTCGATGCGCCTCTCAAGACAGCACAGACCACGCCTGACGGTGACGCTTTGCCGCCAGCCCTTGACCTATCCAAACTCACAGACGAGCAACTGGCGGCGCTGGATTCGATCTACGCCGCTGGTGCGCCCCAACCCAGTACGACCCTTGAGGAGGTCTAGCCATGCAGTACATGAAGTGCAAGTGCGGTAAGAGCGAGTGCTGGACCTCGATGGGTCACCCGTCCTGTGATGTGTGCGAGGATTGCGGGTCAACGCTCGGCTATGGCCCGAACAGCCACCCCGAGCAGACGCCGCATGAGCCGTATGCGGAGCTTGAGCGCGGGAAGATCGTCGTCAAGTGTGTCCGTTGCCGTAAGCCGTGCAACCTGAAGGACGCCAAGAACCTCGAAGCCTTCCGCGCTGAGATTGCAGCCGCATCCGCAGCACTCGCCGAGGCTTGACCTTGGAACTCATCCCCTATGAGGCCATCAAGGCAGAGATGGCCCGCCGGCGGTTGGCAGAGTTCGTGCGCCAGTCATGGCCGATCATCGAACCCTCGACGCCGCTGGTCTGGAATTGGCACCTGGACGTTATCTGCGATCACGTTCAAGCCCTCGTAGAAGGCCGTCTCGCCCATCGCAACCTGATAATCAACGTCCCGCCCGGCTCGATGAAATCCACCATCCTGTCGGTCTGCCTTCCCGCGTGGATCTGGATTCAGCGCCCCAAGGAAGGAAGCGACCTCGGCCCCGGTTGGCGTGGCCTGTTCGCTTCAGGTAACAACGAAGTAGCCCTCCGCGATTCGATCAAATGCCGGGACATTCTCGACAGCGCATGGTATCGGCGCACGTTCGCGCCTACCTGGGCATTCACCAAAGACCAGAACGCCAAAGGCCACTACAAGAACAGCGGGACCGGCTTCCGGCGCGCAATCTCTGCCGGGTCGAAGATCACCGGCAGTCGGTCGCATTGCATCCTCGTGGATGATCCCAACGACGCCACAGAGCCATGGAGCAAGCCAGCGCGTGATGCCATCATCCAATGGTGGGACAACGCCGCGGCGAATCGCCTGGCCGACATGTCCACCGGCTGCCGCGTCATCATCCAACAGCGCGTACACGAAGAGGACTTGACTGGTCATATTCTGGCCACCGAGCCGGAAAACTGGGAAGTGCTCATCATCCGTGAGGAGTTCGAGCATCCCAAGCCGAAAGACCCCGACTTCCTGCCGACTTCGCTCGGGTGGTCCGATCCGCGCACGATTGAGGGTGAGCTATTCTTCCCGGCGCGCTTCCCTGAAGCCGTGCTGGATGGCGAACGCAAGCGCCTTGGCTCTGCTGGGTACGCTGGCCAGCACCAGCAGCGCCCGGCGCCAGCCGAGGGGCAAATCTTCAAAAAGGGGTTCGTGGGTTCGTTCTGCCTCTCCATCAATCTCGCCCGTGTGGCGATGGTGGCCCCTGACGAAAAGCCGGTCAAGGTTTACAGGCGCGTCATTCTCAGCGGCGACACGGCGTTCAAAGAGAAGGAAGAGAACGACTTCAGCGTTGTGCTGGCCGTGGGCGAACGCATGGACGGACGCGGCTATGACCTGCTCGACCGCTGGAAGGACAAAGCCGGGTATCCCGAACTCAAACTGCGCGTGAAGGCGATGAACAGCCAGTGGCATCCGCAAGCCTTCCTGATCGAAGACAAGGCCAGCGGTCAGAGCCTCATCCAGGAGCTACGGCTTGAGTCGTCAATCCCTCTGGTGCCGATCAAGGTTGA